ACAATCGCTCGCATGGCTTCATTTAAAAGGCATCAGCAGCACGCAGATGTTCCATATACTGAAGGATGCGGCGGCCTTATGTGGGATGCATGGGGCGGATCAGATGGTGTAGAGTGGGCAATAAGAAAACTAAAACAAATAGATAAAAAACAAGGTGGAATGATATACAATTACAAATCCTTTGACTTAGAGGTTAAAGATGTAGATACCAAAGAGGGAATAGTCACTGGCTATTTCTCAGCATTTGGTAATGTTGACAGCGATGGTGACATTATGATGCCAGGCGCATTCAAGCGTTCAATCCAAGACTGGGGACCAGAAGGAAAGAACAGAGTAAAGCATCTAATGAACCATGATCCTTCACAACCTCTTGGTAAAATGCTTGAGCTGAAGGAAGACGATTATGGTCTGTACTACAGATCAAAAATTGGCAGCCATCAGCTTGGCAAGGATTTTGTGAAGATGGTAGAGAGTGGACTTATTACTGAACACTCAATTGGTTTCAAAACACTTCGTGAGCAAAAGTCAGGAGAGGCTAATCAGATCCATGAGGTTATGCTATTTGAAGGATCTAGCTTGACTGCTTGGGGCGCAAACGAAGCCACACCCATCCTTGGTATGAAAAATTATAATAACTTAGAGAAGATACAAGATCAAATCAAAGCGTTTGAGAAGTTCATTCGCAACAGCGATGTAACAGATGAGACCATTGATCTTTGTATATTAAAAGTAAAACAATTAGCACAAGCCGTAGAACAAATGAGTAGCACAAAGGCAGTTGATGAAGCACCTTTGCAGCCAAAAGAAGAAGAGGTGAGTGTTGTTGAATAAATAAACATAATAAACAAATTTTAAAAATGAGCGACATTAAATCATTCGAGTCAGCTTTGGAAGCTAAACTCGCAGAACAAAAAGCCGAAGTTGCTGCTGCAACTGAGAAGGCTGCTAAATTGTTCGAAAGCAAAGTAGAAGAAATGAACGAGCAAGTTGCTAAGAACAACAAAAACTTGATCGAAGCAAGAGAAGAAATCCTTGCTGCTAAATCTGCTTTCGGTAAACTCTCTGCTAAAGAAGAGAAGAAAGTAGCACAATCTTACAACGAACACATTGCTGAAATCAAATCTGCAATCGGCGAAGCAATCGTTAAAGGTTATGATTCAATCAAAGAAGCGGTTAGAACAAACGGTAAAGGATTCAACGTAGAATTGGATCTTAAAGCTGTTGGAACAATGACCGAAGCGGTTAACTTGACTGGTAACCCTTACACTTCTTACATCAATTCTCCTGCGTTGCGTTCTTTTGTGAACCCACACTTGAGAAGCGTATTTAACATCATCCCAGTTTCTACTGGTTCAGTTTCTTTCCCTAAAGGTAACATCCCAGTTGGTGAAGGTTCTTTTGGTAAGCAAACTGAAGGTTCTGACAAAGCTCAGATCGATTACGATGTAACAGTTGTAAACAAGGTGTTGCAATTCATCGCTGGTTATGTAAAGGTATCTCGCCAAATGGTTGACGATCTTCCTTTCTTGAACGCATATTTGCAGCAGTCTTTGATCGAAGATTTCCAAAGAGCTGAAGATACATATTACTTGAACGACCTCGCTGCTTCTGCAACTGCTGGTGTATCTAGTGGTGCTAACACAGCTGAGAAGTTCGTAGACTATGTTGCTCAACTTGGCGGTCTTAACTGGAACGCAAACCTTATCTTGACCACACACGCTGGTTGGGCTAACGTAATGAAGACCTTGCCTACTAACGGTTCTTACTCTGTACCTGGTGGTATCACTATCGATGCTCAAGGTAACGTTAGAATCATGGGTATCCCAGTTATTCCACATTCATTGGTAACTGCATCTAAGGCATATGTTCTCGATACAACTAAGTTTGCTATCGCTCAACAAAGCGGTCTTGCAGTTCGTAGCACTGAATTTGACGGTTCTGATTTCATCAAGAACTTGATCACTTTCCGTTGCGAAGCTCGTTGCGACTTGATGAGTTTCCAGCCTACTGCTTGCTTGTACGGAGCTATCTAATTTGCCCATACATAAATCTAAAAGGGAGGCCCGTAAGCCTCCTTTTTTTTAACTATGCCATACTCATACGATTACTTTAAAATAGAAGTAGGAAACCACATAATAAAGAGTTTTCCTCCAAGCACTAAAATTTTAGATGTAGGTGCTGGTAGTGGTAAATACGGATCAATGCTCCGTTATAATTTTTATATTGATGCGCTTGAAATATTTGAGCCATATATAGAGCAATTTCAGCTCAAAGAAATTTACAATAACGTACATATAGGCAATATCATTGACTTTGATATTAGTATATACGATTACATAATAATGGGTGACATAGTTGAGCATTTGTCAGTAGAGGATGCCCATGACTTACTTACAAAAATACATTTGGCTAATAAGAAATGCTTGGTTGCAATTCCATACACAATGGAACAAGGCGAGGTCAACGGAAATATTTATGAAACACATTTACAATCGGATCTTACACATAATGTATTTTTGTTTCGCTATCCAATGATGAAAGAATTATATCGCAATCACGAATACGGATATTATATAAACTATCAACTATGAATATACTTGCTTCAATTCATCTCTATCCCCCTAAGCACAATTGCGGTGCGGAATATATGATACACTGGATGCTTAAAGATTTGCAAAACAAAGGTCATCAGATAAAAGTGCTTTTGCATCAAGCCAATCATTATAAGATTAAAAATAATTATGTCTTTGACGGCATTGATGTTTTTCCTCCACAAGAGAATGTTATTGATAGTTTGATGCGTTGGAGCCATGCAGTTTTGACGCATTTAGATTATACAAAATGGACAATTGCAAGTGCTGCACTTTATAAAAAACCAGTCTTTCATCTCATTCATAATAGCCATCCATACCCCGAAATCATCAATGCGAGGCACAATCAACATATTGTGTATAACTCTTTATGGCTAAAAAACCTATTGAATTACCAATGGCCTAACTTTATAATGACGCCGCCAGTTGACTACCGTATTTACGACTTGCAGATTGAACCAGCGAAGAACGAATATATTACTCTGATTAATACGAACGAGAACAAAGGCGGTAAGATATTTGAAAAGATTGCCCAAGCAATGCCAAATAAGCGGTTTTTAGGCGTTTTAGGGAGCTATGATGAGCAGGTGAAGGGTAGCCTTCCAAATCTCAAATATATGCCTAATACGAGCGAAATAAACCAATATTATAGGCAGACACGGATCCTGCTGATGCCAAGTGAATACGAGAGCTGGGGAAGAACGGCAACCGAGGCCATGTGCAGCGGCATTCCAGTGATAAGCAGCGAGGCTGAAGGGCTGAAGGAGAACTGCGGAAGTGCTGGGATATACATAAAAGATCGGAATGATATTAAAAGCTGGGTTAACGCGATTAATAGGCTGGATGAGAAAAAAGCCTACGAGGAAGCCTCAAGAAAAGCGAAGAATAGATCCAGAGATCATGATCCGCGCAAAGCACTCGATGAGTTTGAAGGCTGGGTCTAATACAAAGTCTTCTGAATGCGTCAAGAGTGCATCTTGAGAAATTGACTGGCCTTTCTTTTGTAAATAAACTAATTAGAACGAATTTTGAGATGACTGGGACACAGCCTCCACTATGGATGGTAGACCTACCTTACGGACCGCTGGTGTGTATGGATGAATTAAAAATAAAAACTGGCATAGGTTTATACGATATTTTGACGAAGAACGAGGACTTTGAGATTATTGCAGGCAAAGTATGGATCTATAACCCAGGTATTTATACAGCTCTTTATCAAGGCGGGTTTGGAACACTTCCAGAGGATTTGGCAGACGATATAATGGCTTTGACTGCGTGGCAGTACGAGAACAGAGGCAAAAAGATGAATGCAGACAGAGATAGTTTATTAAGTCAATATCCTAATTGGGATGGCCTAAATTATCATCAATATAAAAAGGTGAATATATAATGCCAAGTGGACTTTATATAAATCCTACTCTTTTTAATAAATACATAAGGAATTTAGAGAAAAGAGTTGGCGATAAAATTGACGTTGTTGATGCAGAGTTTTTTGCTGGGGTAAGAGAAATGGAAACGCTTGCAAAGCAAAATGCTCCAGTCGATGATAACATTTTGAGAAGCATGATTACTGCATCTAAAGATCCAGCCAAGAAATTATCTTATACATTGACATCTGGAGCTTGGTATTCAGCATATGTAGAATTTGGTACTGGTCAATATGCTAAAAGCTATTTGGCTTCAATACCAGATAATTATTGGAAGGATTTGGCTAGGAAATTTTATGTAAATGGTAAAGGATGGACAAGACCGCATCCATTTTTATATCCAGCGGTTATGACTACTTTACCTAAGATATTTAATAGAATAAAAGCAATAGTAAAAGCTAAATGAAAGATTGCTCAAATAATGTTAGAACGATTTACGTTAATTTACTTAACGGCAATCTGTCATATAACGGCAAGGATGTACCAGTATATGGACAAACACCATTTAGGACTACGCCTCAAAATTATGTAGTAATTTCTAGTATTATAGAAGTTGCAAATAATACCAATGATAATTTTAGTAGTGAAGTAAGTGTAAATATTGATATTTTTAGTGAACAATATAGAGTAAACGACTTGGGTGTAGTAGACAATATTTCTGGTCAGATTTTAAATTTGTTAATACCAGATACACATATAGATGGATTTTCGGATTCTGACTTTATTGTTTATCCTACATCTAGGACAAATTCATTA